TGATTTTTCTGCAACACCAATAAGTAGATCTACATATTTAAACATTGCTGTTAAAACAACCAGCGGAAGACCAACTCAATACTATTTTGAGCGTACGATAAACCCAAAATTATTTCTATATCCTGCAGCTGATACAACGTACACTCTAAAGTATTATGCTCTTCTTCGTATGAAGGATGCTGGCGAGTACACAAATAATGCTGAGATTCCTTTTCGTTTTCTTCCATGTATGACTGCTGGATTAGCTTATTACATAGCTATGAAAAAAGCGCCAGATAGAATTCAATTATTAAAACAAGTTTATGAAGATGAGTTTCAAAGAGCCGCGGCTCAAGATGGAGAAAGATCAAGTTTATTTTTAACACCTAAAACTTATCTACCAGGAGTTTAATAATGGCTAAATACGCATCTGGCAGATTCGCTCAAAGAATATCCGATAGATCTGGATTAGCATTTCCGTACAACGAGATGGTAAAAGAATGGAATGGATCTATAGTGCACATATCTGAATTTGAAAGAAAACACCCACAATTAGAACCATTACCCATAGTAAGTGATCCAGAAGGATTGGAAAATGCAAAACCACAAATAGCGAACTCTACATGTTTTGTTGGGATAATAGGAGTAAACTCAAACATATTTTCTAGTATTGGAATGCAACCTAAAACCGAAGCAAAAGAGACTAAGTTGCTTAGTTTAACAGGAAATGTTACAGTGAGCACGTCATGACAGATTATTCTGATTTATTATCTAATGTAAGAGATTATACCGAAACTACGTCTGATGTATTGACAGATGCAATAATTAATCAATTTATTATTTCAACAGAAGACAAACTTAGAAGAACAGTAGATCTTACATATTATAGAAGATACGATACTGCTACTCTAACTATAAATAATTCTTTTTTACCTTTACCAGGAGATTGGGAGGCTACAAGATACATACAATTAATAGACGGATCAAATAATAGAACTTTCTTGATACAAAAGGATATTTCGTTTATGAATGAATTTGCGCCAAATAGGACATCAACAGGAGCGGGTACTCCCAAGTATTACGCCGTTTATGATGATGATACTCATATGTTGGCACCAACCCCGAACGCTGCATTAACTGTAGAGCTCGCATACACGTACAAGCCACCTGTCTTGTCCAGTACGACAACATCGAATTGGGTTAGTCAGAATGCTCCAAACGTGCTTTTGTATGGTTGTGTTTTAGAGGCACTTGGATACTTGAAAGGTCCAGCCGATATGATACAATACTATGATAAAATGTATAATCAGTCTGTACAGGCTCTAGCCACATATGAGATGGGGCGTGACCGTAGAGACGAATTTCGAGATGGCGTTATTCGTATCCCTCTCGAGTCTAGGAACCCATAGGAGATTATTATGGCAATTACACAAGCTGTAGCTAACAGTTTCAAGGTGGAGATCCTGAAAGGCCTACACAATTTTACGGCTACGACGGGGAATGCTTTTAAACTAGCGCTATATGACAACGAAGCAACATTAAGCAAATCAACAACTGCTTTTCAACAAACTGACGAAGTGGCAAACTCAGGAACTTATTCTGAAGGTGGAGGTGCTTTAACCTCTGTTACTCCAGTATTATCGAGTGACACTGCTGTTTGTGATTTTACAGATGTATCATTTACAAGTGCAACAATTTCAGCACAAGCAGCTGTTATTTATAACAGTTCAACTGTGTCTGGTTTGACTACAAACGCAGCTGTATGTGTTCTTGATTTTGGTGCTGTAAAAACTTCAACTGCTGGTACGTTTACAATTACGTTCCCAGCTGCTGAAGCAACTGCAGCAATTATAAGAATCGCATAGGAGATAAAAAATGGCCTCTCTTCAAGGATGGGGCCGACAAACCTGGAATTCGGGTGCTTGGAATACCTTTGCACCCGTAAACGCTACAGGTAATGGCCTCTCATCTGCACTAGGATCGCTTACACTTACAGGTGATTGTAATATTACCCTAACGGGGATAGGGATAACTTCATCTACAGGAACAGCTGTAGGAACTGGTGTTGCACAGGTAAGTGCTACAGGCAACTTACTAACTTCATCTTTTGGATCATTAACAGTAACAGGCACATCAGCAGTTACTGCTTCTGGTAATGCACTGACGTCTTCAATAGGCGACGAGTCTGTTGAAACTCTAGCACAATCAGGATGGAACAGAGGTGTTGCTGGTGATAGTGGTGTATCACTTGGATGGTCAGATAACCTTTGGGGCACGACACAACAATCATATTCTTTAAGTGGCAATGCATTAGCATCATCTTTAGGGACATCTACTGTAAGTGCTAACGCTGATGTAACGCCTACTGGATTAGGTTTAACTTCATCCGTTAACACACCAGGTACATCAATATTTGTTACGGGTACACAAGCAACTTCATCAATAGGAACTTTTTCAATAACTGGTGATTCACAATTAACAGTTGTTGCAGCTTCTGAACCAGAAGTAGATGCACTTGTTGGTCAAGTTTCAATAGCAATAGGTAAAACAGCATTTCCATCAGGTAATGTAATAACATCGAGTCTTGGAACAGAGGTTGTTACAGGAGACAGTAACGTAACACTTTCTGGAATAGGTTTAACATTCTCTTTGGGAGATGAAACACCTACTGGAACAGCGTCGGTTGATGCTACAGGTAATGAATTAACATCTTCAGTTGGTGATGTTACTGCAACTGCTGGAGCTATAGTTACACCTACTGGTTTAGGTTTAACCTCAACATTAGGAGAAGAATCACAAGAAACTAGCTACGAAGCGCCTAGTGTTTCTATTGTCTCTAGTCTTGGAACACTTAATATTCGTACAGATGTAAGCTTTACATTAACAGGAGTTTCTGGTACAAGTGCAACTGGTACTTTACAAGGGACCTTCTGGTCACAAGTAGATGACTCAAACAGCGATATAAGTTGGACAGAAGTTCATAAAGCTGCATAAAAGTTTTGACAAACTTTAAAATAATCATTAGTTTTATATTAGGAGATTAGATGAGTTCAACATATTCAACAGGTTTAAGAATAGAGCTTCAAACCACTGGAGAAAATTCAGGAACTTGGGGTACTATTACAAACAATAACTTTTCTCAAGTATTTGAATTTGCTATCGCTGGTGTTTATGCAAAAACACTATCAGGAACTGGACCAACAACTTTAACTAATGCTGACGGCCCTCAAGCTCAATCAGCTAACGAAGCAAGACAAAACCAAATTATTTTTTCTGGAACTATTTCTACTACTCACATTGTACAGTTTCCAGCTACACAAAAAACTTACGGACTTTATAACAACATTGCAGGTGGCGCTGATGTAACTGCAAGATTAGGCGCTACTGGAAACACAGTTACAATATCAAACGGTAAATACAGATTAGTTTCTACTGACGGAACTAACTGGTATGATATTTTTACACTCGCTGGTTTAGGTGAGACATGGATTAAAAAAACTGCAAATTACACTGCATCAGCTGGTGACAATATTTTTGCTGATACATCAGGAGGAGATTTTACAATAACATTACCATCTTCTGCTGCTATTGGTGATCAAATAAAAATTATAGATGCAGAAGGTACTTTTGCAGCAGAAAATTTAACAATTGGAAGAAACAGTCACAAAATTCAAGGAGCATCTTCGGATTTAGTGGTATCAACTAGTGGAGCTGGATTTGCGTTGGTGTACAATGACAGTGACAATGGTTGGAGATTAAAGTATAACGATTAATTATGGCTAACTTACAAGATATAGTAAACAGAAGTGAAGTAGGGGCTATTAAGCCTTGGACAAAATCAACAGCTCCAGCTGGATATTTATTATGTGACGGTGCAGCCGTTTCAAGAACGACATACGCAGATTTATTTAGTGTAATAGGATCAACCTACGGTGCTGGAGATACCTCTACAACTTTTAATGTTCCTAATTTACAAGGTAAAATGCCACAAGGTTTTGATGGTAATACATATAATTTAGCTGGCACTGGTGGTGCTAACACTGTTACTGTTTCAGTGACAAACAACCAAGCTGCAACAAATGCAACAAACCAATCAGTTACCGTAACCGGAAGCATTGATAATACATCTTTGACGACTGCTCAATTAGCTTCACATTCACACAGCCCAGTAACAAATACTGAATTTATGACAAGACAAGGTGGCCCAAGCTCAACAAGAATTAATGACTTCGGTGTAGTTGGTTCTGATGGACAAGGAAACTATGGAGAACCATCTAATACTTCAAATGCAGGATCAGGAACTGGTCACAATCATACTCACACTTTGTCTGGTACATTGACTGGTAATATAACAACAAGTTTAACTGGCTCTGTAACAGCATCTGGTACAAACTCGTTCTCACCGTTTGTGGTGGTAAACTATATTATTAAACATTAGGAGATAAGGAATGGCTTCACAAATAGTAATCGCAAACGGAGATAATATTTTAATAGATGATTCCTTTTTAATTCTATGGGCAGATAAAGGAAAAAATTGGGTAGATGGATGGTGCCCTAATACTATTCATTATGTTATTTGGAATAACTTACCTGGACAAAATGAAATACAAACAAAAGATGCTTCTACTGGCATGATGACTGGTAATACTAATTTAAGTGCTACAAGCGATGCAGTTGGATCTACAACTATTGCTAATTTACTTACATGGGCAGAAACTAGAAAACTTCAAATAGAAGAGGCCATATTAGATTATGAAGCGGCCGTAGCTGATGATACTGCTAACGGCACAACTAATGCTCAAGATAAAACTTGGAGAGATTACGATCCAAATTATTCTTAATTTTCTGGTTCATAGTTTTTATAAGGACCATTTAAATCTACATAATGAATAAATAATTGGTGATGCCAATATTCTTTTGGTTGATTAAAAATAGGTCGCCAATGTTCTATCTCACAGCCTTTATAAATTACACCGTCTCCTGTGTTTATAACTATAGGTGTATCTCCCATGCATAATGGCCATTTAAAATTAGTATCTTTATAAAAGTATTTTAAGGTTATAGACGCACTTATTTCACAAGCTGCTCGGTCGGTGTGTTTTTTTAATTCTGATCCACCAAGGTAAATTCTGTTATAGGCATATATGGGTTTTAATTTTAATTCTGTCTCCTTTTCCATAATAGGAAGTAAATAATAAATTACATGA